CCTGTAGACGGACCTTCTTGAAATCCCCGGCCAACCACCGGGGATTTTTTCATGCCGCGCCGTGATGGCGCCGCGTCCCCACGAAGGAAAAGCGCCATGGTTGCCTTTAATCGCATCCCCTCGGGGATTCGCGTTCCCTTGTTCTATGCCGAGGTCAATTCCGGTCAGTCGTATTTCTCCGGCAATTCAAAGCTGCTGCTGATCGGTCAGAAGCTGGCGGCCGGAACCGCCGCCACCGATACGCCGATCCAGGTATCGACCGACAACATCGCCACGCTGTTCGGCAACGGCTCGATGCTTCAGCATCAGATTCGAATTGCTCGGCGCATTCATCCATTCGCTGAAATTTGGGCGCTCCCGCTTTCTGATACTGGCGCTGCGCAGACTTGGACAGTCACGCTTTCCGGCACGCTGACGCCCGGCATTCTTGTCCTCTACATCGCTGGCCAGCGCATCGCCGTTTCGATCACGTCAGCCGATACGCTGACGACCGCCGCTACTGCGCTCGTTGCAGCGATCAATGCAGGCTATCGCTGGATTGACGGCTCTACTTATCTTCATCGCGTATCTGCCGCGAATGTCGCTGGCGTCATCACACTAACTGCACGTAACCAAGGACTGCTTGGATCATTTATTGGGGTTGAGAAAGACCGCATTGGCGACGAAGGGCCAAACGCCGCGAACATCGCGATTGTGAGCGGCACGGCCGGCTCTGGCACGCCGACGCTGACGACCGGCCTTGCGGCTCTCGGATCTACTGAGTTTGATCATATTGGCATGGGATATTCCGATGCCACATCCCTCAATGCGCTGCGCGATTTTCTGTCTGACATTGGCGGTCGGTGGGACCCGGCGCAAGGCATTTATGGCGCATGCTTCGCGGCGTCGACCGGCAACCTTGCCGCGCAAACGACGCTCGGATCGGGCCGCAACGATCCGAACATGCACATCATGGGGTATCAGGGGTCGCCAACGCCGCCATGTGAATGGGCGGCAGCTGTTGCTGCGCAGGCAAATCTTCACAAGAACCTCGGCGCGCCGCTTTCTGAAGCCGTCGAGATTAGCCGTCCGATGCACACGCTGGAGATGGTCGGCGTCTATCCGCCGAAGGACATCTCGAAACAGTGGAGCCTCTCGGATCGCCAGTCGCTCTATTATGCCGGCATCTCTGGTTACGTCGTTTCTCCCGATGGCCGCGTCCTTATTGACCGCATCGTTTCGACCTATCGGACGAACGCCAGCGGCGCGTCGGACACGACTTGGCTTGATGTCGAGACGCGATACCAGACCGCCTACGCGCTCCGGTATCTCAAGAGCATCGTCACCCAGACTTATGCGCGCGTCGCGCTGGCTGCTGACAATCCCGGAAATATTCAGGGCCTTGTCACGACGACCGACATCAAGTCGACGGTCATTCACGCGTATCAGGCGCTCGTCAATGCCGGCGTCATGAAAAATCGGCAGGCGTTCGCCGACAATCTGATCGTCGAGCAGGCAAGCGATCCGAGCCGCGTCAATGCCTATCTGCCGCTCGATGTTGTGAACCAGCTTCGCATCTTCGCGGCGAACGCGACGACCTTCGTTCGCGCGTAACCAAACGCCCCGGCCACGCGCCGGGGCTTTTCTTTTCGCAGCGTCGTGATGACGCCGCTTCCCATAGAAGGATGACAAAGCCATGGCGCATCAGGCCGGCGGTCGCACACGCGTCACCATCAACGGACAAACCTATTCTTGCCGAACGGCTCCAAACATTCGCCCGGCTCGGATGCAGAACCAGAGCTACACGAACCACGATGGCAGCGTGACCTTCGGGACCATGCCGCAGCCGGCGGCGGCGGAGTTTTCGTTCGATGTCGGCCCGGCTGGCGTCGACAAGTTCAATGAAGCTCTAATGACCGGCTTCCATGCGATCACGATCCTTGAGGTTGATCGCGGCGTCCTGCATCAATTTACAAATGCGCGCGTCATCGGCGAGCCGTCGATCAATACGGAAACCGGCGAGGTCTCTGGCCTGTCGATCCAGACCGACGCCTATCTCCGGACGCGGGCGTAACGCATGGCGAAAGTCATCGAGTTATCGCGGTCGTATGACGGGCCGAACGGGACGAAGTTCAACCGCGTCACAATGAACGAGCCGACGTTCCGGGACTATACCGATCTCGGGAACCCGACGACGTTTGTCGCAGTCGCCGGCGGCGGCGGATTTGAGCAGGAAACGCCGACTGTCATTCGAGACTGGATCGAGCGCCTTTACGACGGCGATCCGAACTTTCTCTATCAGTTGAACCTTCCCGACTCCCTCAAGCTGCGGGACACGGTGATTGATTTTTTCCGCGAGGCGCGGGGTCTTCCGGTAATGGAGACGACTACCGCGCCATCGGACGAATCCTCGTCTTCCGCTTCGGCTTCGACGCCGCAACCGTCGACAATATGACGCTCTCCCGCCTGACGTTCTGGGCGGCGGAAGCAATGGCATACATCAAACCGGAGTAGCCTCGTGGCCGTCAAAGTTCTTGAAACGCAGCTCAAGATCGGCGCGAAGGATAACACCGGGGCGACGTTTGACCTTGTGGCGCAGAAAATGCGCCACCTTGAGCAGGCGGCGCTGTCGGCTAATCGCCGAATGGATAGCGTCGCGCGCGGCATGTCGTCGCCTCAGTGGCGGCGTCAGGCGGAGTTTCAGGCCGGGATCGTTCAGCGCATGGGAATGGCCGCGCCTGTCGCGCGCGGGATCGGCGGTCGCATGGCCGGCATGCGCGAGAAGATTTCAGACTTTGCCGCCTATGCCATGCCAGGCGCCGCAGGAATGGCGGCTGGCCTTGGCGGCGCAGCCGTCAGCGGTCTAGCCGTTGGCGGAGCCGCAACCTACGGATTGCATCAAGCAATATCTTTCGACAAGGCGATGGCTGACGTTCGGAAGAAAGTGAACATCGACGCGGGCAAGTCAGTCGCCGATGTCGAAATGATGATCAATAAGACGGCCAGAAGCGTTGGCATGGCGCGCGAAGATGTCGCCGCTCTCGCCGCGCAGGCCGGCCAGTCTGGCGTCGCATTCAAAGACCTTGGCGAGTTTATGCAGATTGCCGCGAAGGCTTCGGCAGCGTGGGATATACCCGCGAAGGAAGCCGCGCAGACGATGGCGGAAATCCGCGCGCAGACCGGCTGGACGAACAAGGAACTGGAAACCTACGCCGACAAGATCAATTTTCTCGGCGACATATCGGCGGCGGCTGAAAAAGATATTTCTTCGATGTGGGCGCGGACCAGCGCCGGCGCAAAAGAGGCCGGCGTCTCCTATGACGACGCCATGGTGGCGCTGACGGCGCTGCGCAGCGTCGGCATGCAAGAGGACGTAGCGACGCGCGCATTCGGTCAATTTTCGTCGCGCCTTCGGACGGCGACATCTCAGCCAAAGGCGGCGCAGGCCGCGTTCAAGGACCTTGGATTTTCGGCGAAAGGCCTCGAAAAAGGCATGCAGACCGACGCCATGGGAACGATGATCAAGTTCCTCGATGCGCTTGGCAAGAGCAAGAACGCAGTCAAGGATGCGGTCGGCTTTGGCGGCAAAGAATGGTGGGATGAGTTCCTGCGGTTCAAGAGCGCGCTGCCGGAAATGATCCGGCTACATCGCGAGCTGCGCAGCGGCAAAGCCGGCGGATCACTTGAGCAGGCGCTCAAAATTGATCAGGCCACGACTGAAAACCATTTGAAGCGGTTCAAGGCGCTGTCGTCAGAGATTGGCGACCGGATGACGCGGTTCGCGCTCCCGCCGATCAACCGCATCCTTGATGAAGAAATGCGCCGCTATGACACCGGCAATTTTGGCTCCTACTGGAATCCGCTGACGGCGCTATCGAGCGCATATAACGGAACCGGAGAGGCGGCGTCTTCTGTCTTTGCCCGTATGCGCGGCATGCGCGCGACCGGTCGCGATAGATCAATCGCCATGGGCTTTCGTCCTATGGATAGTTCGTTCCAGTCGTCGTTCAACGGAACGCGCGGCTCCGGATGGGCCGGCGGCGATGCGGCCGGATCGGTCGCCCCCGGCGCATTGGCTTTTGGAATGGGCGCCGCTGGCGTCGGCGACATCGCATCCTTGCAAGTCGCGCCGCATAATCCGGCGGCCGTCGCTCGGGCAACGCTGGCGGAAAG